GAGCTTAGTTCAGGCTCTCGGTGGCGCGGTACTTGATCACGTACTGCAGGGAGACCACTGCGCGGCCCGTGGTGCAGACGTCGCCGGCGGTGACGCTCATGCCCACGATGCCGCCCGGGTGCTCGTAGCCGGTCACCAGCAGCGCGGTGCGGCCCACGGCCTTCTTGTCGGCCGAGACGAGGTAACGGTCCGGGTCGACGAGGTCGCCGATCAGGAGCGTGTACGTCACGGCGTCGAAAGCCTCGTACACCGTGATGTCGCCGCCGACCACGACCGAGCCGGGCGGCAGGTCGATGATCGGGAACACGGTCGCGGCGATGTTGGTCTTGCCGAAGTCAGCTTCGCTGTCGCCCGCGGTCTTGGCCACGTCGTCGAACTTGAACTCGAAGCGCGCGACCATCAGGGTCTGGGCGAAATCGGTGATGGGTTTGGTGATCATGCTGTTTCTCCTTAGATGTCGTTGGCGTCCACGGCCACGTAGCACGTGATGACACCGAAGTCTTCCACGGCCTTTTCGTAGATCGTGTAGAACTTGGGCTTCAGGAAGCCGATCATCTTGCCCACCGAGATGCCCTGCTGGTTCTCGTAGTCGAAGCCTTCTTCGTCCCAGTACGGCGAGCCGATGTCGGCCATGCCCAGCGCCTGCGCACCGCAGAACAGGATTTGGCAACCGTCGACGTCACCAGCCGCGCCGTACTTGTCGCCGTCGGCGGCGCCGCGCGTGCTGGGCACGTGGCGGTACTCGTGCAGGTAGATGCCGTCGATCTTCACCGAGGTGCCGGTGAACAGCTCGTTCTTGTCGCCGCGTTCCTGCGCGTGGCGCAGGTTCAGGATGTAGTCCTCATCCTGTTTCAGCGTGGCCATCGCGGTCGGGGTCAGGAAGGCGTGGTAGACCTCCTGGCCGCTGGATTCGCGCACGCCACGGATGTAGCGTTCCTTGGCATAAGCCTTGAGCTGCACGAAGGTGTTCCAGGTCACCTTGTCGGCAGCAACGATGTCGGTCGTGGCGGCGGCTTGCACGAGGCCGTCGGTAGCGTCCCAGCGCAGGCGGCGCGCGTCGGTCGGCGGGGTCACGTCGGCGGCGAACTCCAGGTACTGCAGGTCCGAGCCGACACGCATCGCGCCGTTCGGGTACATGGTGTAGCTGATGCCGGCCATCGTCAGGAAGGCCATTTGGTCCACGCGGTCGCTCAGCCAGTAGGCGAGGCGGTTGCGCGCGTTGTTGCGGAACGAGACCACGGTCTTCTGGTCCGACATGCGGCCCTTGTTGCGCACGGCGTCGCGAATTTGGTCGAAGCGAATGACCTGATCGCTGGTCATCATGGCTTCTTCGTTGCCTTCCAGCGTGCGGTCGCCGGCAACGCCGTCGCCCACGAGGTCAGCCAGCAGCGTGATAACGGCGCGATTGCCCTTTTCGGTCTTCTTCAGCTCGGTGACGTGCTGGATGACCGAGTTCTCGTCCGAACCCATGAACTTGTTCACGAAGGACATGTTGCGGGCCATTTCCCACAGGTCCATCGACCAGACGGTTTTTTGCTCCGAAGTCAGAGCGGCGAAATTGGTAAGCATGGAGCTTCCTTCAGCGGATAGGTTTCGTGTGCAGTTGCCTGCGTGCTTTACCGTGATGTCGCTACGGCCTGCGAAACGTACCGCTGTGTCGCCAGTGGAGCGCGAGATTTTGTCAGTCCATGTCGGAGGACTGCTGCCGAATGGGCGCGAGTGTAGCACCAAAGAAAAAGCCCGTCGCGGTGGTCGCGACGGGCTTAAGGGCCTCTCACCCGTTCAAGGAGTCAAGATGGCAGTCTCGACCGAGAGTCAGTATAGCGGCTCGACGCTGGAGTAGAGCGTGAAGCCGAAGACCTTGATGGTCTTGCGCAACAGCACGAACGTCCCGACGCCGAGAGCGCTCGGGCGCTCGACGATCTCGAACTCGGTAGTGATCATGCGCCCACCTTGTCTCCGCGCAGCGCCGCGCGGTCTTCCTTGGAGATTTTCGCGAACTGCTCCTGGCCACGCGCGGTGCCGGCGAGGCGCATGATGTCGATCTTGCCCGGCGCCTTGCCCGTTTTGCCGTCGGTCGTGTTGCCCGGCTGGCGCCGCGCGGTGGACAGCGCCTTGTCGATGGTGGCCGTCTTGCGGTCGGGCACGCGCGGCTTCACGCTGGTGGCTGCGGCCTGGGCCGAGCCGTCGGTCTTGAGGACCTTCTTGACCGCCGCCTGCAAGGCTTCGGTCGGCGTGAAGTTGCGCTCGGTCTGCAGCGAGCGCATGACCATCACGACGGTGTCGGTCAGGTCTTCGTCGAAGTCGTCGCTGTTCTTGTCCAGCATCGGGTACGCGGCCTCGATGCGCTCGCGCGCCACGGTGAAGCGCGCAGCCTCGGCAGCACGGGCGCTCTCCTGCGCGATACGGCTCTCGGTCTCGTGGTTCTGGCGGGTGCGCTCCTTGGTGCGGATTTCCTTGGACAGGGCCTTGGCCTTGTCCGCGTCGCCGTCCACCATGGCCTTGGCCATCTGGTCTTCCAGGCCCTCAATCTCGGCGTCCAGCGCGACCATCTCGGCGTTGGCCTTGGCCACGCGCTCGGCGCCCTGGTAGCGGGCCAGCTCGGCTTCCGCTGCCTCGGCGCGGGCGCGGGCGCGCGCCAGGATGGCGTCATGGCGGTCCTTGGGGATGATCCCGGCCTTGCCCTTGGGCTTGTCCGCGCCGGCGCCCTTTTTGGCCGGCTCGGCGTCCACGTCCAGGCCGTCGCCGCTGGGCTCGTCGCCCGCGTCGTCGCCCGCGTCGTCGCCCGCGTCGTCCTTGCCCGAAGCGTCCTGGTCGCCGCTGTTGTCCTGCGCGTCGTTGTCGTCGTCCGCGCCGCCATCGTCCTTCTCGGATGCCGCGTCGATCTGGCCGGGCTGGTCGTCGCCCGTCGGGGTGAAGTCGTCACCTCGGTCGACGGTCTTGCCGGCGCCGCCTGCGTCACCGCCACCATCGCCGGCGGGCTTGTAGTAGCCGCGTGCGGCCAACATCTTGAAAATCTTCATCTCGTTTCCTTTCGGGTTCAGGTGCTCTGGGGGTTAGGGGTGGGTTTCTGGGCAGCGGCTGCTGCCTCACGTGCTTGGCGGACGACCTCGGCGCGGCGCTTCTGCTCCATGTCCTGGGCCTTGAGCTGCGCGTCGGTGTCGTCCTTCTCCTGCTTGCGACGGGCCTCGACCTCGCCCATCTGCATCTTGTGCTGGGCCAGCGCGTCCTCGCGCTGCGCGGCGGCTGCGGTAGCGGCCTGATCCACCGGGTCCGCGCCCTGTTCCTGCTCGATGGGCGTGGCCGCTTCCTTCTGCGCGGCGACGCCTTCCTTGCCGGCCTTGGCCATCTTCAGCTGTGCATCGGCTTCCTTCTGCGTCTTCTCGGCCTCGGTCTTGCCGACCTCGGCTTCCTGGCCGCGCAGGGCCAGCTGCTTGGCCTGCTGTGCCTCGGGGCTGTTCTGGCCGGCCTGCAGCTGCTCGATGATTTCGCTCTTGTTGCGCACGCGGCTGGCGCCCACGAGGGTGGTGTCGGGAATTTGCACGCCCATCTCGCGCAGGGCCACCAGCTGCTCGAACTCGCTGTCCTCCAGGGTCTCGCGGTGCGGCACGGACGTGATGATCACGTCGAACTCGCCCAGGGTCAGGTCGTTCTTGATCTGCCCGGTCGTCGGGTCCTGCTGGTTCACCCCGAAGGACTCGGTCTCGCCCGTGGCGCTGTCCTTGGTGATGGTGATGATGCGCTCGTCCGTGTAGAACTCCTGGATCAGGTCCAACATGTTGCGCGCGAGGATGTAATCCGAGCGGGTCAGGTTGTCGAAGCACTTGGCCAGACCGGTGACGCCGCTCTTTTTCTTGGTCTCGATGGCCTTGGCGGCGACGTCCTCGCGGTCGAACCCCTTCATGGAGTCGTTCACGCCGCTGATCGTGTCGATGCTGGCCTCGGCCTTGGAGGACACGCGGTCCAGCCCCTGCGGGACCTGGTTCGGCGTGATCTTCTGGATGCCGTCGATCTTGTTGACCTCGATGGCCAAACCGGACTGGGAGCCCTTCTGCTCCAGCTCTTCCATGGACATGTTCACGAGGTTGCCAGCCTCGACGATGTAGCCGCTGTTGGCCGTGGTGTTCACCACGTGCAGCTCCTGGCTGGAGACCTTGTTCAGGATGTCCTGCGGCCCCACGAGGTTCTCCACGTAGCCCAGCGTGCGCCCGTGGCGCAGCAGCGGGAAGTACGGGATGATCGTGAAGTGGCTGTACGGGCTCCACTCGTCATGCAGGACCACGTCGTCGGCCACCACCGTCCAGCGGATGCGGCGCACGAGGCGCTTGGTGAGCGCGAAGCCGTAGGTCTGGGTGAAGGTCTTGATCTGCTCGTCGGTGAAGTCCTCGGGCACCGGGCGCATCTCGCCGGTGGCGCGCTCGACGAAGAACTGCTGGCGGTCCAGTTCTCGGTGCTGGTGGTCGATCACGCGGATGTCGCGCAGTTGCGAATCGTCCTCGTCCGAACCGTAGCCGCCGTTCGCGAACAGGGGCAGGTCCTGCATGCCAAAGCGGTCGCGCGTGGCGTCGATGGCGTCGTAGCCGTAGGTGTAGTTCTGGCTGTCGCGGTGGCGCAGGATGTCCGCGTCGCCCTTGCCGTACTGCACCTCTATGTCGTCGGCGGTCATCCACGAGGTGATCATCACGTCGCCCCAGTCGTCCGGGTCGTAGCCCACGGCATCCGGGTCGATCACGACGTACTTGCTGTTCACCTCGCGGATGCGGATGTCCCCGGTCAGGCTGTCCGAGTAGTCCATGCGCATGTCCAGGAAGCCGCGCGAGCGGATGATCCCGTCCATGAACATCTCGGAGCGCCGGTAGTCCAGCTGGTTCTGGTCGCTGACCTGCTTGGCCACCTTGGTCAGCACCGTGGCGAGGTTGTCATCGTCCGCGCCGCGCGGGCGAAAGCTGATCTCGGCTCGATTGGCAATCTGCTCGCCGGCCATGTTCAGTATGGTCGGGAGAATCTTGTTGATCGTCATGGCCGGGCGGCCCGCTTCCTTGAGGACCGCGAGGTCCGTCTCGGTCCACTGGTTGCCGGCCACGTAGTTGTCGCACAGGTCCGCCTTCTCGACGAAGTCCGTGTGGCCGTTGTCGCGTGCGTAGATGAAGCGCGACCATGTGCGGTCCGCTACCTTGGTGTCAACCGGCATTCCTGCCTCCTTTGTTCGTGTCGGGGAGGCTCTGGCTGGTGGTGTAGGTGAGGGAGGTCATGCGGCCATGGCCGAGCCTGACGCTCGGGAGCCTGGAATGCGGTCGCGCCAGCTTTTCTTGGAGCGAGGGCCTTTCTCGCGGGGCGGCTGCTTGTCCACAACCAGCTGCGCCATCCAGGCCAGCATGTCCACTTGGTCGTCATGCACGCCGGCGGGGAAGCGGAGCAGCTCGCCCCGGCACTCGTCGTACCAGTCGCCCTTGTCGCTGAAGGTGACCATCCCCTGCATCATGCGTCCTTGCAAAACCCGGCCACGTGCCATCTTGTCCGTGATGGGTGTGAGCACGACGACTGGAGGGTAGATTTTCAACTCGCGGCACCGCTTCAAGAAGATCGCCTGAATGGATTTCCAGATTTGTCCGTCCTCGACACCCAGAATTAGCGTCGGACTATACCATTTGCGACACATGGCCAGGATGGCGTTCACGATGAAGAAGCTGTCGGCGCTCTTGAACTTCACGAGGTCTGCGACATGCAGTTCGTCGCGCGAGTCCTGCAGGCCGGCGCCGATCACGGTGTAGTCACTCTTTTTCTTCTCGCTGATGGCGAAGTCCACCGTGACGAACACGTTGCACGCGGACAGCTCGGGCGTCTGGCGGCGCCGGAACTGGTCCTTGGTGAAATACCCGCCGTCGTTGGGCACCGGGTTCTGCTGGTACAGCGCGCTCCACCAGCGCCCGTCGCTGCCGTCCTGGTTCCTGTTCTGGCGCCGGATACGGTTCAGCTTGTCGATGTCGTAGCGGCTGGGGTGCAGCGCCTCGCCCTTGCGGCGCAGCAGGCGAAACTGATCCAGTACGGCCTCGGCTTCGCTGAGGTCGTAGACGATCTCGTCGGTCTCGGTGTCCAGGTACTCGTCGGCCTCGGCGATGGCTGGGTACTTCACGATCTCGAACATGTCCACGTGCGGGTCGACCGGCTCACCCGTCTCGGCCGCTTCCTTGCGCGCCTGGGCCATGACCTGCTGCAGCTTGCCCGCGAGGTCGTCGTCGTGCCACCACGTCTGGATGATGAGCACGCCGCCGCCCGGCGCAAGGCGTGAGTACGCGGTGGAGAGATACCACTCCCAGATTTTCTCGCGTCCGTCGGCGCTGTCGGCCTCCTCGGCGTTCTTGATAGGGTCGTCGATCACCAGCACGTGCGCGCCCTTGCCGGTGATGGGTCCGCCGATACCCGCCGCCGTGTAGGTGCCGTCGGTCTGGTGCACGGCCCAGGACTCGGCCGAGCGGTTGTCAGGGTCCAGGCGCGTCTCGAACACGCTCTGGTAGGCTGGGTCGTCGATGATCTGCTGGACCTTGCGGCTGAAACCGCGTGCCAGATCAATGTTGTACGAGCAAGCGATGAACTCGTGGTCCGGGTTTCGCCCCAGGTGCCAGGGCGGGAAGTTCCGGCTGGCCAGCTCGCTCTTTCCGTGGCGCGGCGGCACCAGCAGCATCAGGCGCGGGGACTTCTTGGCCGCAACGTCGTCGCTGAACTTCTCCAGGCGCCGCGCAATGTCATGGTGCACCCAGCCGTCGTCGTACTTCGAGTTCAGTCGCTTGGTGAAGTGGATCAGGCGCCGCTTGGCCAGCACGCGGCTGGCCAGCTCACGCTCGGCAGCGCGGCGCTTGTCCGCCTTGGTCAAGGCGTCGGTCGAGAGGCGCTGGGCGGGGGTGAGCTGAGGAGCCGGGGCGGCGGTGGGTACGACGAGCGTCATTCCAGGGGCAGTGCGACGGTCGTGGGGCCATCCGCCGGGTCAAAGTGGCGGCATGACGAGCGGTGCAGCTTCACGGCCTCGTCGAAAGTGGCCGAGAGTTTGTCGAAGAAGTCCGGCGTGTGCGTGTCGCTGGCCAGATAGCGCTGGGTGAACCGGCGCCCACAGCAGCCTGCGTGCCGCACGGCTTCGAGGTACATGTACGGCAGCGGTGCTGTGAGGATGTCGTGCATCAGCGCTCCGTGAAGACGATTGTGCCTGGGCCGTGTCCGATGATCCGAGCTTTCTCGTACTGCTCAGCTGGGGTGGCCTGCTTCTCGTCGTAGCGCTTGATTTCAAAGTCGCTGCCGGCGGCGGCCTCGCGCTGATCCAGGCCCAGCTCGTGCTCCAGGCGCTCGATGCGCTTGGACATGAACTGCTGGCGCTCGGACAAGACCTTCAGGTGCTGGGTGAGTTCGGCCAGCTGCTTGGCGTTGCTCTCGAGTCGTTCGGCGATGGTCATGGCGTTCGGGGAGGTCATGGTGGGCTCAGTTCAGGTCAGGGTAGTAGTAGGGACGCTGCGGCGCGAGGAAATGCTCCTCGGTGGGCAGCACGGTGGCGTGGCGGCTGCGCAGGGGCACGACGCGTACGTGGCCGACGTCCGTGCGGTCCAGCGCGGCGAAGTGCGCCGGGGTCAGGCGCTTGGTGCTGTTCTCGCGCCCGTCGTTGTTCTCGCGGATCATGCGCCCGACGATGGCATCCCGGTGCTGACGCGTGCGGTGCTCGCGGTGCTCGGCCAGATGGCTGATGTCCGCGTGCTGTTCGGCCCGGATAGTGGGCTTGGGACTGGGCGCGAGGTGCCGCGCGCCCAGGTCGTCGACGATGGACGCGGCGGTGCTGCGGGTCTTGGGCTCGGCGGGCTCGGGATACAGCTTCTGCGCCGCTACCCACATGGCATTGACGATGTCGACGAAGGATTTCATGGGATGTAGGGCTCCACGTTCACGTTGTAGTGGCGCATCTTCATGTTCTCGATGCTGCCGA